GGGTCGTTTATACTAGAAGTGACGGCATGAATACATTTATCAACTTCCCTGAATTTAATAACAATTTCAATTTCCTGTTGATTTATGGCACAGAGTGGTATCGCAAGTTCGGGTGTATTATAAAAATAGAACGGTATATCGATAAAATATTTTGCATCAGACGTTGCGTTTCCTAAATAGTGTCCTATTTTCTGAGTACTGACTTCTGTACCTGACAACTCTAAAGGTGGTTTACCGATGAGTTTGGATAAATTGTGTTGTTTCGTCTGTGTCACGTAATTATCCGAATAAATCGCTAAGAAATCACTCGGTACGCGTTGTATAACTTCACCACCTATCATAAGTTCAGCATATTCAATCATGGCATGACCTATCGATTCGTTGTATCCTATACCCGATAAATTTGTTAAACTTTGATCTATAGCACTTAATTCAACTTTCATACTTACAGTTTTAAGAAGATCACCTTGGTTTTGTGGGATTGTACACCGAATAGTGTTTCCAAATTCTACTTCACCTTCAACATCTACATCAACAAAGAATGGTGCAAAGTTCGTATGTTTTTGAAAATTCTTTATGAAATAGGTATATTCGGGGTCGTCTGTAAAAAAAGCGTCCTGTGGACCAGATGTTTCTAATTGAACACGTCCGGCCATTACTAGTATAACTGACTAAAATTTTAAACCTCCGAGACCGCTGCTTATACGTAAAACGTTATAGTTTACAGCGTATACGTAAACTTTGTGTCCGAAACTCGCGTCTGGTGTATCGAGTTCAATATCTATCAAATTGTGTGCTATTCTACTCATGTTAACTTGACCGGTCGGGTAATATGTTTCTGGTTTCAGAGAAAAACTATAGACACCAAAGTTATTACCCGTTACCCCCGTATAATACTTTAATGGTTGTTCGTAACTGAGCATTAAATTATCAGCGTCTATGATTATGTTATTGTTAAATTTCATAGTAACTTGTTTTATTGGTTCGTATTTGTATACATCATCACTTACAGCCAAAAAGAACATTTCCTTGACCGGATTTTTAAAGTTAAGCATACCAGATTTTTTAGATTCACCTGGTTTAAATTTGAATTGAGACATTTGGAGTTGGGTTATAACGTATTCTATGGGACGCGAAAGTAAAAAATTCTTTTCGTCTTCGGTGATAAAAAAGAAGTCGGTGACGAGTGATACTTTTTTAATTGATGATGAAACATCTGAAGGTGGATCTTTAATATCAGTACTATTTTTATATTGTATGGTAACATCTTCAAGTTTTTTAAATTTTATACGTACTTCGACGAGTTGTTTTGTTAAAGCACATACAGGTATAGCTAAACTTGGGTGTCTAAAAAAATAAAACGGTAAAAGGACGTTATAATCCCAATCATATGAAACAGGTATATAATTACCGTGTCCCGTTAAGAAATAGAGTGTTTGATCAATATCATCTTTATTACTATGTATTTGATCATACATATAAATATAATCACCCGTTATTCTCTCTATGGTTTGACCACCTATAAGTAAATCAGCGTATTCTATTATTTGTGCACCTATAGATTCGCGGTATCTTATATCATAACCTGAATCGGCTGTACCAGTTGGTTGTGGTAAAGTGAATTTAAGCATTGTACTTCGAATAAGATCCCCTTTATTTTTGGGTATACGACATTCTACCGATGCATCGTAATCAATATCACCATCAAACGGTGTTTCGATAGATTCAATTGAAAATTTAGTATGTCTTCTAAAATTCATCAGGAAATACGAAAACTCGGGTTCTCCAGTAAGCCATTGGTCCTGGATACCCGTGATAGCAAGGTTTAATCGACCAGCCATTCTTACTTTACGTGAGTAAAATTTTATGAAATAAAACGACACGATATTATAGATGAATCTTCAGTTGAGAAAATTTAAACCTGAAAACATGGCGGATGATAAAGTATGTGTTTTTATAGGTAAACGTAATACAGGTAAATCAACCTTGGTTACTGATATTCTGTACCATAAAAAACATTTACCAGCGGGTATAGTTTTATCAGCAACAGAAGAAGGTAATCATTATTATCAACAGTATATACCAGATTTATTCATATATGGTGATTACGATAGAGAAGCTATTGAACGTGTAATGGATAGACAAAAAAGATTAGTTGGTGCGGGTAAAAAAAATTGTGGAGCCTTTCTTCTTTTAGATGACTGTATGTATGATTCTAAGTTTATGAAAGATACATGTATTCGTCAATGTTTTATGAATGGGAGACACTGGAAGATATTTTTCATGTTAACTATGCAGTACTGTATGGATCTACCACCCGCACTCAGGGCAAATATCGATTACATTTTCATTTTACGTGAAAATATTATTCAAAACAGGGAAAAATTGTTTAAAAACTTTTTTGGTATTTTTCCATCTTTCGAGATGTTTAATAAAGTTATGGATTCATGCACAGAAAATTACGAATGTTTGGTTTTAGATAATACGTCTAAAAGTAATAAAATAGAAGATTGTGTCTTTTGGTATAAAGCGACACTTCGTAAAAACTTCAGGGTTGGTGCACCAGAGTACTGGCAAACACATAAAAAGATGTTTAACCCGAAACATGGTAATATGAAAGTGGGAGACCCAAATTCAGTTAAAAAGAATACACCATTTAAAGTAACGAAAAGAAAATGATAAGATCAATTGTTAAACGAATGTATACACCTATAAAAAATGCTAACACTGTAGTGTATCCAGCTTATAATGAATTTAAACCAGATGATAGTGATGATGGGTACCGTGTTATAATTGATATATGTCATCATACTAAAACTGTTTATATAGATAATGATATGTGTGATTACGATAAATTAAACGATTTACCCAGAATCATAAAAACATTTGGGTGTTTATATCCAAACTACACTCTTCAGGACAATAATGCGTAATCATTTAAAACCAAAAAACTATGTACATATAAATGGCGACAGACGTTAGAACGATGAATCTTTCAGACAATGGCGACGGTATGGTATCTCTAAATAATAACCAAGGGACATCTTTCGTGCCGAATATTCCCCCTGAAAAAAATGTGAGTGAAAATAAACAGACGATGGACTCTACTTCAATTTCCGATATTATGGGTCAAGCCGAGGAACCACTCGAACCACCAATGATGGGCGCCGATCCAAGAATGACGCAAATGCATATGCAAGCTCCAATGATGATGGCGCAACAACAACAACCAGTAGGACAAAATACAAATGAAAAAAAATCCGAATCTAAAAATCCATTCAACCTTACTGATGACCAGTTCGAAGCACTTATTGTAGCTGTATGTGCTGCGGCGGCAATTAGTAAGCCAGTTCAAGAAAAACTCGCAAACTTCGTCCCATCGTTTTTGAACGACCAGGGAAATCGAAGTGCAATCGGCTTAGCGTCGACCGGTATGGTCGCGGCGATTGCCTTTTACCTTGCGAGAAGATATGCTTAATATAAAGGGGCATTATAGTGTTTATACATTCTTTTTCCAAAAATAAAATAGGAAACGAGAAATCCGAACAGTAAACCAACTGCGCGAAGTCCTAGAACAGTACCAGTACTCTTCGTAGTTTTACCATAATCTCTAAAATCTTTTTCGAACCTTTTGTTTATTTGTGAAACACCCGCAACCATACCCATACCTAGTAAAGTTGAAACCATCAAAAATGGTGCATCTATAGCTAAACGCCCAAATATATCACCACCACGTGGTAACGCGGTAATGACTAATGGTGTAACGACCATAATTATAAACATGTTTAACCATTTATTGTTTAAAAGTAGGGGGGCACTCGAAGATGCGAGTAAAGTATTCAGTAATAAATACGCTTTCATTAAATCACCGAACGATTGCATTTTATTAATACCAAACATTATTTATCCTGGATGTGTTTACCACAAAATTCAGTTCTTTGTGGTATTTCCCGGTATATCCCTAAAGAAACGCATATCGTTCTGAGTTCATCAAATTTTTTCCAGAAGTCTTTACTATGTGAATACTCATCTACAGTACAGTGTGCGAGTTCGTGTATTAAAACATGGAATATTTCATTAGGTTCACCATCGATACACAAACCTATATCACTACCTTTACTCACATTGTACCCTATAGACCCATTCATACGCCTGTGTGCGGTAATTGGAATTTCTTTACATAACATTTTGAATTCCTGATTATTAGTCTCCTTAAGGTGTTCCCTGAGTGTCCTGTATTTTTCACGAACTTCAGATAATCTCTCAGGTTCCTGTATATTCATGAGTATAATCACGTTTATGATAAGGAGGAGTAACGTAAGTATCATCTTATCATAAACATACATAAAAATTGACGGTTCACCTCTTATACACAAACCTAAATTTACTATACAAATCCGAAACCGGGTTCCCTTTAAGATCTTCCCACAATGTTAAAGTAAACCCCAA